CCAGAGTCTGTCCGACTTTGTTGGATTAGATTTTGTGGACTATTCTGACACGATATACGTGCAGTACGACTCGTTCGTTCAACAGTCGCCCTATGGTTCCGGAAGGTACCGTGGGATCGATATGAGACGAACTCCTGGACCTAGTCCGGTATCACCTCGCACTTTAAGTTTCCGGCTTCCCGAATTAGATTTCGAGAAGTTCATTACCGCTGCGTCGCTTGCGACTCAGAGGTATGGAAAGTTGAAGACCTTAACTCTCAAACTCGCCAAAGGAGGGCTATAATGCCCCAAGCAACTGATCTTACGATCGCTAATGCCGCGGAGGTTGACAAGACCTTCGCCCTACTGACTCCCGCCGCCGGTGACGGTGGTGTGGCTGAATGGGCTTTGCGGGAGGGCACGATTAGCACCGTGTTCCCTCGTCTCACCCTGTCCGCCTCCAAGAAGGCAACAGCACGCTCCATGAAAGTCAAGTTTCGTCTTCCGTCGTCCTACACGGACACGGTGACTGGCTTGACGAACGTTGGCTCCTTCGCGGAGGTCAACGGTACGTGGGTCGTGCCGGACGACTTTCCGGAAGCTCTGCGTGCAGACTTCCCAGCGTTCGTTAAGGACGCAATCGCGACAGCCCTGCTGCTCGCGTGTGCTAAAGACGGCCTACCGGCCACTTAAGCAGGAAAGAGGTGAACCCATGCTCGATAACCAAGTTATTCGAGTTCTCGCGAAAGCATATCGCGGGATCGGCACCGCCAGGGCAAAACGCTGTGAAGCGTTACTCCTGGCTGGTGAGTACAGGCTCCTGCAACAGGAGCGTGTGAGTCCTCGTAACTACCGGTTCTTTCGCACGTATCACAAGGATACGATAGCGGTTGAACTCGCCCGAAAGCTTCGGCTTGAAGGCGATAATCAAAGGAAGTACGAGGTAGCCGTCGATACATTCTTTGCCTGCGAGGCTGAGAATTATCGTACCAACGGGCGCCTTCGCCGCTTTATAAACGGCGGGCCTTTCACGGGCCCTGATGATTTGAAGATACTTGAGTTAATTCTCGAGTGGAAGCGGATCGTCAAACGCGTCCTGGGGGGGATACCCCGGCAACTCACCCCAATGTTTACCAGTGGGGCTACGTTATCCGACAAAGGTATTAGAACAACAATACCTGACAAGTTGTCATCGCAGCGAACGCTGTATAGGCACAGCTATG